TAGTTGGGTTCTTCAATGCTATGAACAGCAACAAAGCTGTCAGTGCGATCAGCAACAACCCGCGCCGCAGCGACAGCCTTTTCGTAGGTGACCCAGCTGGAGGCATCCTCCTTAGTCGCCGTAAAACCGATTCCATCCCCTGGTCCGTAGACCGCTGTGACCCAGCGATCCCCGGCCATAACCACATACCGCGTCATTTGTTGTAATTGAATTACTGTGTAAGTCTAGTAGATACTACACCACCAGACCAGACTATGAAGACATCTAACTGAGTCTTATGCGTCCGGTTCTGCTTTCGGTTGTTCTTGCCTGGAGCGCATCCTTCCCTCCACCCGCTTTTTCACCGACTCACGCCACAGTGCTTCATCTGCAGCCTCGGCCGCCTTGTACTCCGAGGCCGGCAGAGCTTTTTCGAGCGCCGTATAAACCATCTCCCGCAGCAGCGCCGTCACCTTTTTACCTTCCCCGGCCGCAAGAGTTTCCGCCAGCTTGTACCGATGCGGGTCCAGCAGCAACTGGCAATACAGCTTCGATCCGTGCTTCAGCGGCATGGTACGGGGTCTAGTCTGATACATAGTATCATACTGAGAAACACTAGACACGCGCCATGTCCGAGTATTCCACCCCCTGCTGCAAAGCTGAATACGGCATCGGCGGCGAAGGCTCGACCCACTGGTATCTCTGCACCGCCTGCGGTAAACCTGTCGCCGTCATTGAATCACCGACAGAAGAAGAGGCCGAGGCTTTGTTGCTCCAATGTGGGCATGGCGTCGGGTAATTACCACCGAATATCCTCATCCACTTTTTTCCGCCACGCATTGGACTGCGCCCGCCTCGCCCCACTCCTCTGCTTGGAACACCCAGCCCTAATCCCCCGCGCCCACTCCAAAAAATTCGCCGCCCGCTGCAAATCCGCCGTCTTCGCCAGCCGAATCTCCCGCTGGAGCCACTCCATCACAAGTTCCCTTCCCGTGCGGGCTGGACTCATGAGTACAACTCTGAGACTCGCTTAATGGACTGGATCAGTCTGCCGGGATACTGCTGCCTGACCTGCTGGTGCGCCTGGAACGCATCCGGCGCCACCACATAAACATCGTGCATCGGGCCATGGAGTGCATACATCCTGACCCGATACTCGAAGTCCTCCTGGATCACTTTGCCTGGTCCCAGCTCAACCCGACCTTAGCCTCGGCCAGCGGTGGAATATCGCCAAGCCACTTAGCTTCAGCTTCTTCCATGATTGCCTGGAGCTGAGCGGCCCAAACGTCGGCGTGTTCTTCTTTCACGAGCAGGATGATCTCGTCATGCACCACGCCGGCCAAGCGCACCCGCTCTTCCCCGTCTGCTTTAAGGAACGGCCACAGTTTGCCGAGCGTAAGTTTGAGGACGGCGGCACCAGCTCCCTGGATTGGGGTGTTGCAACGGGTCGTAAGTTTATTGTTCTCGCCCGGTAGAAACCGCCGCAAGCCCGACATGCGTATGCGGATAGATGGATTGTCCGGAGCCGCATCAGCAGCGCGAGCATTGTTGCGCTGCCATTTGGAGATGCCTTTATATGCAGCGTGGAACTTTTCCCGCACCGTCGCAGCCTCATCAAGATCCATCTGGATTCCCATCGCTGCTGCATAATTTCTGAGCCCTTTTGCACCGCTTCCATATAACAAACCGAAGTTGGCTGATTTACTAACTTGCCGCTGTTCTTTTGTAACATCTTCTTCCTTGACCCCATAAATCTGCGTCGCTGTAATCGTATGCAGGTCTTTCCCCTGCTGGAACACCTGAGTCATAAGAGGATCTTGAGCTTCTGCCGCCGCGAGCCGCAACTCCATCTGTCCATAGTCCGCTACAACCAGTCGCCAACCAGTTGGTGCCTGCACGCAAGCCCGAAAACGCACGTCCCGAGGCACTTGTTGCAGATTGGGACTCATGCAACTCATCCTTCCGGTGTCAGCCCCCATCTGCAGATAGCTGGCACGAATAAAACCATCACCCGACAAATTCTTTAACAAAGTCTCCGCCATTTGCCGCCGCTTTTCTACACGTTTCCACCGCAAATAATCCGCAATAAGTTTGTGCTCCCCGATGTATTCTTGGAGCGCAGACTTACTCGCACTTTTCTTCCCCGTCTTCATATCCACAGGCGCCTCACCCAACAACGCGGTGAACTTCGCCAGCAACTGCACCGGACTATTTAGGTTAAAAACATCAGGATCAGTTTTCTTACCTTTCGCCCCAGGCTTTGTTTGGTACAGGATGTTGCCATCGAGCCCGCGATGCAGCTTGGCGGGTTCCGGCAGCGCCACATCAAAGTCTTCGATGAACTTGGCACCAACCTCGTTGTGCTCAATGTCGAGGTCCTCGATCAGCTGTTGTAAGGAGTCCTTGTCGAAAGGAAGCCCGGTGCGCCACAGCTGCGCCATCGCCGGCAACGCCTTGCACTCCAGGTGCCAAGCCGGCAACAACGGCGGCGACGCAGCCGCCATCCGCTGCATGATCGGCTCCCACAACTCCGTCAACACCACCACATCCTTCGCCGCATACTCCAGCTGGCTCGCCGACAAATCCGCCGACCAGTCACTGCGCTGTTCCTCCTTGGAAATTTCGTAGCCCAGATACCGCCGGACCACGTGCTGAAGCCCGTTCTTCACGTTGGCCAAGCCGTTGGTCAGGATCCGGCTAGCCAGCATCGAACAGAGCACCTGCCCTTCCGGGTAAATCTCATGCTCTTGGAGCCAGCCCAGATCAAACACGGCATTGTGCGCCAGCCAGGTCCGCTCCTTGGTGAAGAAGTTTTCCAGCGTGATCCAGTCCTCATCGCTGAACTGCCAGCAGTCCAGTACAACGGGCGCTTGATCCACGGTGGCCAGCTGCAGCAGCCGCAGACCACCAAATTTCGGCTGGAGCCCAGTGGTCTCCACATCAAACGCCACGAAGCTGGCGCCGTCGAGCGTGTGCAGGTGCTCGATCCCCTGAAGAATGTTCATGCCGGGTAGGGCGTGTTCTGTATTACTCTAACACACCTGTCAGCTCTTTGGCCGCACACAACTCAGCCAGCACCGTCCCACCCTCGGGAATCCCCAGCGTGCAGCGGTGATACCAGTGAACGCAGGTCCGGCACTCCCCGCCATCCGGCAGCGGCTTGTGCTTTTTCAACAAATGCTGCAGCCGCAACTCCTCTTTCCCTGCATCGCTGGAGCGATAACACTTGAAGCAGTAGACGGCGTTGGTGGTGATACTGCCGCATTGGATGCAGCGGCGACTGTTGATTGGAACTTGCATCAGAAAAAACGAACACGTAAAAATCTTGGAAGGCGCTTTAACACGCCAGTTTTGGTGTGCTGAGCTGCGCCATCGGGCAACTCAACCTCGACCGTAAAAACCTTGTGCCCACATTGCGGGCATTTCCGCTGGCGCAGAATCGACTCCGCCGTATCCCGGCAAGTGCGATCCACGTCCATCCGCTTGAAATCACACCTGGCGCATCGCATTACGCCACTTCCTGTTTTTCACAATGCACCAAGCGTGTTGGTACGAAATCCCGTACACCTTGGCCAACTCCGAAATCGAAGTGCCCGAGGCATAAAGATGCCTCAAATCCAGCGCATTCTGCGGCGTCAAAACCGCCGTCCCCGGAATCGACCCCTCCCGAAACGACGTCTTCGTCGCTGGTCTCTTCGGCTCACTCATTCCGATAAGGCTCGGTCGCCAACGTGTTAATCAGCCGGTTCAAATACCACCGACATTTTTCGGCATCCTCCAGCGGATCCTTCTTCAACCACATCCGGCTGAGGTACTTCAGGCATTGCCACTGGAGCGAGCCAACCACAGCGTCGGGCGCGTGCTGGACCCAATCCTCCAAGATGTCAATGACTTCTATCTTCCCGGCGGTGTAGTGGCTGGGATGATGCACCGCGTCGCTGACCTGGAACTGAAAGTCGCTCATCCTTTGGATTCCTGAACGGTGGTATCGCCGTGGTAACGGCCGGTCATCGAATAGTCTTTGCCGGGCAACATCGACATGCGGTGGAACACAATCTGTGCAATCCGCATCCCAGGCCACAATGAAACCGGATGCAAAGCGCGTGCATTTTGCAGCTCCAGCGTCAACCGCCCTTTGTAACCAGGGTCGATATACCCAGCAAGCAAATGCTCAATCCCCTCCCTAGCCCGGCTGGATTTGAGCGCCAGCTGCCCAGCAATACAGTCAGGCAGCTGGAACTCCTCCAACGTCTCCGCGAGTATGAACTCACGCGGCTGGAGCAAGAAAGGTTCCTCCTGCGTGTGCCCCACGATGGAGCGATGCACCATGTGGCGCGTCAGCGGTGACTCCACCAACACGTTCTCGCCGAGTCTCACATCGAGACTCGCGGGATTCACCATCTCCTGGTCGTAAGGGCTTACCAGATTCCGCCGCACCAGCGACACAATCTGATGGTCACACAGGATCGACACCTCAGATCACCACCGTGGTGGGCTGATCCTGCTGGAGCGACACGTGTTTCCACGTCTTGTTCCATTTGATGCAGTTGATCGTGGTGCTGTGGACGCCAAATTCCTTAGCGATCTTGGCGACCGACTTGCCACCAGCCTGCAGCTGGCGCTTAATCTCCAGCACCTTCTTCTCCGTCAACGCCGCCCGCGTCTTGCGGCGCGACACACGAGTCTTAGGTTGAGACTGGGTAGCGGTTGCACGCACAGGCTTGGCTGCTGGTGCGATTGCCGGCTTGGTCACGTCCAGTTCGACGTGCTGGCAGGCGTTGATGGCCACGAAGGCGCGCTCCAGGGCAGTAGTGATCTGCTGGAACTGTTCGTCAGAAAGAATGTGCATGATCGTTGGTAGAACGGTGAGAGTGTAGTACAGGATCAGCGAGAAGAAAGCTCGATTTGGAGCGCAGCCTGGAAGTAACCGGCGATTTTCATGCGCCGAAATTCTGAGCTGGCATCGTCGCTGTGCTTGTCCTCGATAAAGGAGTAGTTGTGCCGCGACTCGTTGAGGGCCGCCAACGTCTCGACGTTGAGCAGCTCCAGGTCTCGAAGCGGCATCTCCTTAATCTTGTCCAAGTAGACGGTCTGGCTCAACAGGAAGGACCTGTAGAACGGAACCACGTTGGTTTCAGTCATCAATAGCCGTTGGTGTAAATGCTCCAGCGCTCGCGCACCCAAGCGTCGTATTCAGCAGGCGTCGCAAAACGCCCTTGAAATTCCCTTGGAACGGAGGTGGAGGGTTTAGCAGGTTGCCGATAGAGATCGGCTATTTCACCGGGGCCGTAACCTCGGGACTGCCGATAGTAATCGTTGTACCAGTCAAAGTTCATGCGAAATACCTGGGGTCTTGGTGGCGTAACCGGGTGAGATCCGTGAGACGCAACTTGAGAATCTCGTGGATGGCCAGCTGGGCGAGTCTGCTGGAGCAGATCGTGTCACTGGTGGCAAGCACGTAGATCAGGTGACGATAGAGCTGGGTCAGCGTTTTGGCGCGGACCCAGTGCGTATCTCCAGGGATTGGCTCGGTGCCGTACTCCCAATCGTCGTAGTCCTCGGAGTTCCGAAGCTCGCGGGCTTCAGTCGTCCCAATCAGACGTGTCGATTGGGGCCCAGTCGTCGATTCTGTTGGTGAGGAGTTGGCGGAGTCCGTCATCGCTGGCGGGGATCAGATCCTCTTCGTGAAGGTAGAAGGAGCCTCTGCACAAAGCAGGACCCCACTCTGGCGGGTCAAGGTGCGTTTGCGCGTGGACCACAACCATGTCATCAACAAGGGCATCGACACAGAGGCGAGTACCACCATCTTCAAACCACAGATCTTCAATCTCCAGTACCTGGCTCATTTAACCTCCCGTGCAGTTTGGCGGGCTTCGATGCCGTCCATCCAGGCATCCCAGCTCATCTTCAAGAACTGTTCCAAGTCCTGCAGCTGCTGGAGCTGGAGCATGTCGTAGGTCGGGTCTACACCGAGACGCTCGCTATCGACGATTTTTTCTTGGAGCTGAATCGCAGACCAGTGGACGGCGAAGTACCACGGGCTGAGCTTGGTGTTGTCAACTTTGGTGCAGGTGAAATCGTCCATGTCAATCAGTAATAAAAAGCACGCCGTTGCGGGCGTGCCCTTACTGTTGCACACAGCCAGCTAGGCGTCCAGCCGGGTTGTTGCAATTCTTCATGTGGCCCATTGGGTGAGGTAGACAGTGACTACCAGCATCCCCAGCAGCCACGTCAGCCCAAAGACCACCACCGGCGGAATCACGTCGGCACCCCCAGCTCCTCCGGCTGGTACTGAGTCAGCACGCAAACGTCGGCGCCTTGTTTGAGGGCGTGCCCAACAAGATAGTGAAACTGCTTGTAGGCATCGTCCGACTCGACGATCTGGTACTCCTCGACCTCGAAGGTACGGCCCCGGCGATACCACTGGACCCGCACCACGGCCATCAACTCAAACGGAATGTCGCCGGTGGTAAAACCGAGCGTCGGCTTCCGCGGCGGCTTGGGCTGGGGCGCTTCCGATTTAGCCACTGGGGTCCTCCACATCAGCCACGCGGCAACCCGCATGAGCCCTAGGAAAAAGTTAGGCGGTTTGGAAAGGTCCATCAGTCCCACAGCCGTGCGGCTTCCTCCATCAGGTGGGCCAGCTCAGCCTCAGATCGCTCCTCTCCCTTTGGGGATACCTCCAAAACCTGTCCCACTGGGGCAAATCCCTTGGTATCACTGGGATTAGCAGTGGGACACGGTTGGGGGTTGTCCCACTGTGAATCCACCTCATCCCCAGCAGTGGGACAGCAGTGGGACACGTCCAAGGGCTGTCCCACTGTACTTTCCAGTCCCTGACTGGGTTCTTCCCCAGTGGGACACATATTTATAGGCTTTTCACGCGAGGTAATTGCTCGGTAAAAAGCAGTAGGAGAACCACCCCCCTCACTGGGACGTTCTTCAGCCACCTCAATCAACCCCCTGGAGACCAGCCGCTGGACCGCCTTGCGGATCCCGGCGACGCTTCCACCACACAGGGAATCAGCAGCCAGGTCAGAGCGGGATACAGACCGCGGATAAGCCGCCCTAACGCGCTGGAGCACCCGATCCACGATGGAAGCCGGCCCGGCGCTCTCGGTGTCGACTTCCATGTAGTCCGCCAGGGAGAAGGTCAGGTCGCTCTCCAGCTTCATCAGCAACTTGCTGCCGTCGCGCCCAGCCCTGGACTTCTCCACGGTGATGAGGCGGGCGTTGTAGCCGGTCTGCTCCACCTGTTTCTTGTCAGGCCGCCGCAGGCCCCACACCTCGTCCACAGCGTCCCTGATGGCCGTGGAACCCCGGAACCCGCCGGTTTTGTTGGCGTGGTGAATCAGCAGGATCGTGCAGGCCGGGAAAAGCCGCCCATTGTTGTTGGCCAACCAGTAGATCGGGCTCGCAAACTCCTTCTTGTTCTCGTCGAACGCCGAACCCCTGGAGCAGCCGGTGATCGAGTCGATGATGACCAGCTTGGGCCGGTGCTTTTCGATCAGCTTGACGAAGCGGTAGTACCAGTTCAGGTCCCACCCCATCACCACCGTCACCGGATCGGACTTCCTGAACTCCAGATCCCGCAACTGCTGCTGGACCTGCACCTCGGATTGGTCGCCATTAAGGATCAACACCGAGCCCGGCTCCACTGGCACAAGATCACCCCGCACCGAGAACGGAATCCCGCGTGCAACGTGCTTGGCGATGGTCCAGGCCGACATGGATTTGCCATCACCGCCAGCGCCGTGGATCATCACGGTCCCAGGGCACGGCAACAGATCAGGAATCAGGTACTCAAACCGCAGATCCTTGTCCAGCAGGCTGTCCATGGCCATCTCGTCATCTTGCTGCTCGAACTGCATCTGGGCAATCAGCAGCCGCTCCAGCGCCCCAGCGTCCCGATAACCGCCTTCTAACGCCAGCGCGTTCATGGCGTGAGCAGCTTCCGCGGGGTTTTGAATCTGCTGGATCTCTTTCGCCCGTTTGATCAGTTCTGGGAAGCCGATCTGGATCTGCCGAATCCTGATGATGTTGTCGGCCTCAACCTTCTCAACAACCTTCCGCAGATCCTCGGAAAGCCACATGCGAGCAGGCAGCTGCTGATCCGCCATCCAGAACAGCGTCCCAAGGCTGACTGGCCCTTTCCGAAAGGACTTCCACACGTCCTCACAGGGATTGCCTTCAGACCATTCCTGTGAAAATTCGGGATCTTCCGCAGACCACGCCGACCACAGCGTCAGCCCTAGGTCAGTCGGCAACTCGCTGTGGATCGCCATCCCCACCTTTACCCAGTGGTCGCGGCTGCCGCTGCCTTGACCGGGAATCACTTTCAGCGCCGACTGAATGATCTCAGCCACCTCAGCTGGATCTCGATCCGAAAAATCCAACGCCCGGCGGTTCTTGATGAAGCCGCCGTCTTGAATCTCTTTACCGGCGTGATCGCGCATTTCCGCCAACAGCCACTCAGGGGCGTCAGGAATCGCCTCTAGGTCGCCTTCAAAGCCGTAATAGCCCTCCGGTGCCTTCCCATCACTGGAGCCCGGATAAGCCCCGTAGATGACGCCCTGACGGCCCCAGAGGACCTCATACCCCGCGCCGGTATCCGACAGCCCAAAGCCCTTCACATCGCCCCACAGGGCCTCTGGGACGCGAAACAGGTACTTCGCCGCGTTGGCCTTGGTGCTGGTGATCTTCGGCGCCCCCTCCAGCGTCTCGCCCCACTTCTTCAGCAGCCTGGAAAGGTTGCGATCCACGTCGAGAATCACGAGTCCCATGCTGCGACCGCCGGTGAACACACCGACCGCTTGGAACACATCCGGCTTGCGCTCGATCTGAAGCGCTACATCCGACGGTGCCATCACCTGATGGTGACTGCGCTCTAGCGGTGTCTTGCCCTTCGAGATTTTCCCGGACTGGATCGCGTACTTCTTGGCGTAAATCGGTGCATAGGCCAGCCCAATAGGCAGCTGGCGCACAAAATCCAGCAGTTCTTGCGTCTTACGAGACACTTTGTTAGACTCCTACAGTGTTGTGTTACACGCGCCCTGGCCGCCTTCCGCGGCTGGGGCGTTTTACTAGGCTAGCCGTCCCGTCAATCCCGTGTTACTGTCATAGACGTTGCCCTCTGGCGACCACCAAAACACCGGAAACACCAATGTCTTTCCTTTCCAAGCAAGCCTCTGCTGCTGTTACGTCCAACAGCACCGGCGGCGGCTATCTCAGCCTCAGCAAGCTCCCCGACGGCGGTTCCGTCCGCTTCGCGCTGCTGACCGACGAACCCCTGGAGTTCTACGAGTGCTGGGGCCAAGCCAACGGCGCATCCAAGCCCTTCCGCTTTGACTACGAGCCCACCATCGAGGACGTAACGACTGAGATGGGCGAGTTCGAACCCCGCGAAGGCCGCGGCGGCCCTGGCACCGCCGACGTGAAGTTCGCCATCGCCTGCCCGGTCTACAACTACGAGTCCGGCAAAGTCCAAGTCCTGCAGATCACCCAGAAGTCCATCCTCAAGGAAATCGACCAGATCTCCCAAATGGAGGACTACGAAAATCTGCTGGAGTGGGACTTCACCATCAGCAAGAAGGGCAGCGGCCTGCTCACCGAGTACACCGTCCGCCCCGTCCCCCGCAAGAAAGGCAGCCAAGAGCACGTCGATGCCGCCTGGCTCGAAGCCAAGGCCGAAGGCTTCGACATCAGCCGCCTGCTGACCGGAGGCAACCCCTTCAAGGCTGCCTGAAGTGGAACACTTGTGCGGTGTATGCAGGTTTTTCTTGCTTACAGATGATGATATAAGCGTCGGAGAGTGCAGACGCTACGCGCCTCGTGCGGCACTTAAACGTAGTAACGAAGATCCAGATGTATTTATTACAGACTGGCCTTTAGTTACTACAGAAGACGGGTGCGGCGACTACCAGTTAAAGATTTAAGCGCATTCTTTAGCCCCCTCTAACCCAGGGGGCTTTTTTACTGGTATTATCAAATTGGGAAAGAATAACTTCATGGCCTCCAACACCCAAGACACGCTGGCAGGACTGCGTAAATGGAGGCTGGAGCAAGACAACAGTGGCCCCTTCCGGGTCTACCGGGACATCAAAGGTAATGTATACCATAGTGTTACACACATCCTGAAGGAGACGAGCGACAAAACCGGGCTGGAGCGTTGGGAAGCCCGCCTGGGACCAGTGGAGGCAAGCTGTCAGCGCAGTGTTGCCGCCACCCGAGGCAACATGGCCCACAGTCAGGCGGAATATCTCCTGAAGTGCTCTATGCAGCTGGCACGATCCGCCGCCAACAAACGCAACGCCATCCGCTGGGACGATCAGGGACTAGCCCGCATCCCCACGCCAATCACACAATGGGCACTCAAGCGAGTGAGACCCAACGTCCCCCGCGTTGGCTGGAGCGCCTCCGGCTACGCCCGCAGCTTGTCTGACTGGATCGCCGAAAACGTCACCGAAATTTTCGCCAGCGAGTTCAGCATCCACCACCCGGCAGGCTTTGCTGGAACGGCAGATGCCCTGCTGGGATTCAAAAACAACTCCATCGTGGTTGCCGACTGGAAAACCAGCGTCGGGCGCAAAACTAAAAAAGATGAAGATGGCCTGGAACGCTTGCCCCCAGGGCATTCATACATCGACCAGTGTGGGGCTTACAGCCTCGGCCTAAAACACCTGACCGGACTGGAACCGACTGGAGCTGTGATCGTTCTAGCCCGCCGCTGTGGAGCGCCAAACATTCACTGGATGACCCCCGAAGAACTGCAGCAGGCTGAGAAGTCATTCATGGCCAGGGTGGAGCAGTATTACTCCGCTCTTCAGAATCCCATTCATGTCTCGGCCTAGCGGCCTCGACTAAAAGACATTCATGCTGCATGAAAACCCATTCATGGTGTCTTATTGCGTGTCTCATGAGTCTCACCTCTGAGACGGTGCTGCTGGCGCCATTGGCTGGGATCCTGCTGGGGCTGGCGTGGGGCTTGCTGCTGGGGCGTCTCAGGGCGATTCTCGTGAGTCTCACGGCAAGACAAAAGTAAGGCCCCACCCCGTAGGGCAGGGCTGGGACGTGCTCACCCCTGCGGGGCTCGCACCTTGCGGGGCTTGCTGACGCCAGCATCGGATCGAACCTTACGGGCTGCCCCCTTGCTGGAGCGGGTGCGGTTGGCTGGGGCGCGGGTCGCTGCGCTCCCCGCAACAGCTGGGGCGTTAGTGGGAACGGTGCGCGGAAAAATACCCGTAGCCTGTGGAAAAAGTTCCGGGGGAATGTCAGCCCCGCCGTTGCAACGCTGACAGGCCCTCCAGTAGGGCACCAGTTCCCGCCACAGCTGGAGCGGGCCCTCTTTACCGTGGGCAGCCTGCAGGGCCAGCAGATCAGCCCAGTCTGAAGCCGCCAGGCTGGAGCGTTCTACTGCCCACCGCAAGTCCCGCAGCTGGCGTTTCTCCAGCCGCAGCTGTTCGCGCTCCAGCTCTCGGGCATCTAGGGCCAGCTGTTTACGCTCCCGGCTGGTATTCCAGTCTCCCCCGCTCACGGCTGGACCTCCAGGGCTTCAACGATGAACACTGGGAGCCCCTTGGGGTCGCTGACTGGTGCTGGGGCCAGTGTGATCAGCCCGCGGGCCTGCAGGGAATCGGCGATCCGCTGATCGCGCTGGGGCATCGCCACATAATGCGGCCCCGGGTTGCGGCGGAGGAAGTTAAGCCAGTTCCGCTGCAGTGGTCCTAATGGTCTGTTGCCGTAGTGCATGGCCCCCTTGGTTTGTGGGTTTGCTGTTACATACTACCAGACCCCTGCCAGCCCGCAGCCAATCTGTTAAGTTACACAACACCAGACCCAGGTAGCTTGACTGCTGGTGCATGATTGGCAGGCACGACGCACCCACCGACCAGTGGGCCCACCATGCACAACTACACCCCCGAACAGCTGGCACAGTTCCCTTGGATCGCCAGCTGTGACACCCTTAAGGCTGAAGATCTGCTGCCGAAGTTCTGGCAGGTTGCTGAGATGGTGGCAGTGCTGGCAGATCGTCCCCAGCTGCTAAACGCCGAAACCCTCGCCAGCCTGACCAAGTTGGTGGGCGAAGACTCCAAGGAGTCGGACTGGAACGACGAGGAAGCCAACCTGACCCTAGAGGATCTCAGCCTGGCACTTGATGACGCCGCCCCGGCTGGCTTCTATTTTGGAGCTAGCGAAGGAGATGGCGCCGCTTTCGGCTTCTGGCTTGACGAAGCCTGGGGCGATGCGCTCGACTCCTGCAGCGTTGATACGGACTGCGGCCCCGAGCGCTTGGCGCTGCTGATCGCTGAGCTTTCCGATCTTGGCTACGACTCCGACAACCTGGCCGAGGCTTACTGTGGAGAAGCCGAAGGATACAGCGAGGCCGAGGCCGGCGCTGATGCTGCTGCCATGCTGGCCGAGGCTATCGGCGAGGGTGCCGCCGACTCTATGCGCTGGCCCTATTGCTGCATCGATTGGGCCGAAGCCTGGGAGTACCTGCAGCAGTCCGACGGCTACAGCCTGGCGCGAGTGTCTCCCGCTCGTTGGCTGGTACTTTCCCCAGCTTGAGGCCAACGCCTACCGATCAACGGCCCGGCCAGTGTGCCGGGTCTTTTTGCTGCGCGGCCTGCGGCCGCTTGCAAGGTACAGCCTAAGATTGAAGCAAACAGCCCGGGGATCTTAACAATGGCCGAACAGCCGGAAGCTAACACCGAAGCGCCGGAAGTTGCGGCGGAAGATTTAACCGCGAACGGTTATCCCCGTGATAGCGCCGAAAGGATGCGGCGAATCTACGGCAAGCGCAATCCTGACGCAGTGATAGAGCAACGCCAACAGCGGCTGTACAAACGGCAACTAGACGGGCTCACCACACGGCAACTGGTGCTAGAGCACGCAGAAAGAGAGGGCATCGCTGTAAGTACAGCCTGGAAAGACTGGGACGCTGTGCAACAGTGGGTAGCGCAGGATTTTGAGCGAGAGAGGCCGCGGTTAGTCTCTCGAATCGCTCAGATGAGAGAACGGCTGTTCTCTGCTGCCGTGCGGAAGGGTCAGCTGCAGACTGCAGCGATGCTGCTCAAGGACATGGGCGCAGTGGTCGGCGAGGTCGCACCGGAAGCCCAGGCCGCCGCGGCCCCCGTGCTTCGGGTGGAGATCGACGACAAGCGCAGCGCAGAGTCTTAGGCTGATATTCGGCGTCTTAGGTTGAAACAGTAGACAGCTGCCCAACCGGCGGCGATGCCCTGGCGCGCGCTGCTTCTGTCTCTATACTGTGCAAGACAACAACGGAGCTCACCCATGGCCCACCCCTCCCTCAACCCCAAGCTCGCCGCCGGCCTCCTGTTCGCTGGCGCTGCCTGCTGCACGTTCCTCCCCCTCACCGCGCTCCTGGTGTTCGCCGGCGGTGGTGCGCTCTACCTGGACGCCAGCCGCTGAGGGTTAGTACAGCTGTACTCACAGGAATTTATCTAATTTTCTGCGGGTACAGCTGTACTACAATACAACCGTACCAGCGACCGGGGGGAGGGTTGCGAGAATAGTACGTACGTACCGGGGGGCAGGGAACCTACTGATACATTCGCATTTCCTCCCTCTGTTACACACCGGGGGGAGGGGTCGAATTTCTGTAATACCCTAGAAGGTACCCGTCCCCGAAAAATGGCCGAAACGGCTGGAACCCTCTCCCTCCGCTACGCCCAGGGACAAGTCTTCTCCAGCCGTAAACGCTTCCGTGTCTTGGTTGCCGGCCGCCGCTTCGGCAAGAGCTACCTCTCCTGCATCGAACTTTTGCGTGGGGCAATCGAACGCCCCGGCGAAACCTTTTTCTACGCCGCCCCCACCTACCGCATGGCGAAAGACATCGCCTGGAAGGTACTAAAAAAACTTGTCCCAAAAGCCTGGATCAAATCCAAAAACGAGACCGACCTAAAAATCGAGCTGGTGAACGGCTCCACCATCGAACTGAAGGGCACTGAAAATGCCATGGCCCTGCGAGGCCGCAGTCTGGCTGGCGTGGTGCTCGACGAAGCCGCGTTCATGTCCAGCGACGTCTGGTTCGAAGTCATCCGACCCGCACTCGCCGACAAACAAGGCTGGGCACTCTTCATCTCCACCCCCGACGGCACCGCCAGCTGGTTCTACGAACTCTGGCAATACGCCGACTCCGGCGATTCCGACTGGAGCCGCTGGCAGTTCACCACCATCGAAGGCGACAACGTCCCCGCCGAGGAAATCGAAGCCGCCCGCAGCCAACTCGACTCGCGCACCTTCCGCCAAGAATTCGAAGCCAGCTTCGAAAACCTGAGCGGCCTCGTCGCCGTCTCCTTCAGCGACGCCAATATCTCCACCGACGCAGCCGACATTTCAATACTTCCACTCCTTTTGGGGGTGGACTTCAACGTGGATCCCATGTCCGGCATCTGCGCCGTCCTCAAAGACGACACCCTCTACGTCTTCGACGAAATCATGCTCACTGGTGGCGCCACCACTTGGGACTTTGCCGAAGAAGTCACCCGCCGCTTCGGCGTGGATCGCCGCGTCATCGCATGTCCCGACCCCACCGGTGGCGCTCGCAAAACCTCCGGCGTGGGACTTACCGACCACAACATCCTCCGCCGCAGCGGTTTTAACGTCTCCAGCCCCAAAGCCCCCTGGAAAATCCGCGACAAAATCACCGCCGTCAACACCGCCCTCTTGGATGCGACTGGAACACGCCGCACCTACATCCACCCCCGCTGCAAAGAACTAATCAAATCCCTCCGCACCCTCACCTACGCCCCTGGAACTGGCCTCCCCAACAAAAACCTAGGCGTAGACCACGCTTTCGACGCCTTCGGCTACCTCTGCCTCCAACAATTCAACCTCGCCAAACACGGCACCCTCGGCCAAACCTCCTACCGCCTCTACTAACCCTCCGTAGACTGCAGAAAAGCCCGCAAAACATGGCCAAGAAACCTACAAAAGGCCAGAAAAAGGTCGAAAAGGTCATGTCCGAATACTCTGCTGGAACCCTTAAATCCAGCTCGGGCAAAAAAGTGACCTCCCGCAAGCAGGCAATCGCCATTGCCCTCAGCGAAGCAGGCATGGCGCGCAAAAAACCCACCAAAAAGGGAGGCAAAAAGTAATGGCCGCCAAAAAAAAGGGCCTTTACGCCAACATTGCAGCCAAACGCAAGCGCATCGAAGCCGGCAGCGGCGAAAAAATGCGTAAGCCTGGCACCAAAGGCGCCCCCACCGATGCCGCCTTCAAAGCCGCGGCCAAAACCGCCAAAAAACCCAAAAAACGGAGCAAGTAACCATGGCCGCCGTCTCTATCACCGCCAAAGACCGCTTCACCAACCTCGTGGAATACACCGGCGCCACCATGGACGCCGTCGACGAGTGGTTCGAAGTCCCTGCTCAGTCCTCTAGCTATACCTTTGCCGCCACCGTTACAGGCAGCGCCAACTTCAAACTCGCCTTGGAGTGCAGCTTCGACAGCACGTGGTTCACTATTGACACCGCAAAAACCATCAACTCAGCTGGCAGCTACGTTTACTTCTACGACGGCAAACCCGCCGCCAAAATCCGTATGCGAATCTCAGAAGTAAACTCTGGCACCCCAGACGTCGTCCCCCACATCGCCGTCGCCTACCACGGCTAATCCCATGGAAATCACCTCCGTAATGCTTGACGCGATCTTCGCCGTCAAGGGCAAGCGCAACCCAAATCTCTGGGACCCCCGCTGCGCCCGCTTCCTCGCCAAACAGGCCGTCATCGCCGTTACCCCCGCAAAAACCAAAAAAGAAGTCGCCCTTGCACTGGAACTCGTCGAAGAAATCATCAACTAAACTCAAAACATCCCCTACTGCATAACGACCCGTGGCTTTCTTTCGCGGCGAGGAGGGCTCCATCAGCTTCAAGGACAGCTCCGGCGTCGTGGCCGCAGTCTCGTCCACCCGCAGCTGGAGCTTCACCATCAACAAAGACACTCTGGACGTAACCGACCAAGGTTCGACCAGCCGTGAATTCATTGGCAGCCTCCTCTCTGGAAGCGGCAGCGCCGAAGTCATGTACACCGCCCCCGGCTCGGGCGAAACCCTCAACTTCATCGACGACGTCCTGACCACCAAGGACCAAACCGACGCCCAATTCGAACTCTTCTTGGACACCTCCGGCACCAAGAAAATCACCTTCACCGGCATCATCACCAGCGCTGACTACAGCGCAACCGTCGGCGAACTGGAAGTCATCACCGTCAACTTCATCAGCTCTGGCGCAATCACCGCCTCTATCTAATAACTAAACACCCCTCGACTTAGGCCGTAGACTGGAGCAAAGCACCCCGCTCCAGCTATGGCCTTTTTTCGTGGCGAAGAGGGCTCCGTCAAATTCGAAAACGACGGCTCCACCCCTGCTGCTATCACCTCAACCCGCAGCTGGTCCCTGACCATCAACAAGGACACGCTCGACACCACTGACCACGGCTCCACCAGCCGCGAGTTCGTCGGCGGCCTGATCTCAGGCTCTGGCACGGTCGAACTGATGTACACGGCCTCCAGCGCCGACGAAACCGCCGCCTTCCTCCAGGACGTCCTCACCACCGAGGACAATGCCAACGCAGCCTTCGAGCTGTACCTGGACACCAGCGGCGGCAAAAAGATCGCCTTCTCGGGCATCATCACCAGCGCCGACTTCAGCGCCACGGTGGGCGAACTCGAAGTCATCACCTGCAACTTCATTACCAGCGGCGCCATCACCGCCTCCATCTAACTCCGCTGGTGCGAATGACTATCCAAACAGTCACCGGCAGCTGCCTCCACATCGAAATTGATGGCGAGGAAGGTATCACGCACGCTACCTTCGTGTTCAAAACCCCCTCCGTCCCCGACACCCTGGGCAACTTCATCAAAATGCTTGCCCTCGGCATCGAAGTGCTGGTGCCCATCGAAGATCCCGATGACGAGGAAGACGACGATGATTGAATACCGCGGCGAAAAATTCGACGGTTATAACAAACCCAAACGCACTCCAAAACACCCCAATAAATCACACGCCGTCCTCGCAAAAGAAAACGGCGAAGTAAAACTTATCCGCTTCGGACAACAAGGCGTCTCCGGCTCCCCCAAATCTGCTGGAGAATCCGAAGCCGACCGCAAACGCCGCGAAGCGTTCAAAGCTAGGCACGCGGCTAACATCAAGAAAGGAAAAATGTCAGCCGCTTACTGGGCGGATCGCACCAAGTGGTGACTAAATGACCTACGCAGTACCCGGCCAATTCCCCACCCACATCGTCGCCACGACGTACCAGAACGGTGGCGACAGCCCCTTCATTCGCACGGCAGCCGTGTTGGACATGATGAAAGGCTGGGAAATCATGAAAGCCGTCACCCGCGGCACCGAGTACCTGCGCGAAAACAGCGAAGCCTTCCTCCCACTGGAACCCCGAGAGGACTACCGGGCCTACATGAGCCGCGTCAACCGCGCCGTCTTCTCGCCTTACACCCAACGCCTGATTCGCGCCGCCGCTGGCCTCATCCTCCGCAAACCCATCGCCCTCGAAGGCGACCCCTACTGGCGCGAAGTCTTCGCCCGCGACGTTGACGGCTGTGGCTCCGACCTCGACGAGTACGCCCGCCGCCTCCTGATCTGCAGCTTGACTTACGGCCAAGCCCACACCCTTATCGACTTCCCAGCCCCCACCGAAATCCGCAGCCTCGCCGAAGAACGCGCCCTGGGCCGCCGCCCCTACTGGGTCGAAGTCGATCCCTACAACATCTACGGCTGGCGCCTGGACCGCGACGCCGCCTACGGCACCCTCACCCAAGTCCGCATCTACGAAAAAGCCATCGTCCCCGAAGGCCGCTTCGGCGAAAAAACCTACGAACAAATCCGCGTCATCGAACCCGGTCGCTACGAGGTCTACCGCCAAAAACAAGCCATCAAACCCCTCGGCCCCGGCTTCATGGAGCCCAACGCCCAAAGCGGCGACTACGAACTCATCGACACCGGCACCTACAGCCTCAACCAAATCCCCCTGGTGACCACCTATTCCAACAAGGTGGACACCATGATCAGCCGCCCACCGCTGATCGACATCGCCTACCTAAACCTGGCCCACTTCCAGCGCCAAGCTGACCTAATCCACAGCCTCCACATCGCCTCCCAACCGATGCTCGTCCTTGAGGGCTGGGACGACCAAACCAAGGACATGGCCATCAGCGTCAACTACGCGATGGCCACCGCCCCCGGCAACAAGGTCTACTACGTGGAGCCCGCTTCCAGCGCCTTTGAAGCCCAATCCAACGAGATCAAAGAACTCCAGCAACAAATGGCCACGCTCGGCATCAGCACGCTGAGCCAGCAAAAGTTTGTCGCCGAATCTGCCGACGCTCGCCGCCTCGACCGCGTCGATACCAACTCCATGCTGGCCTCCGTCAGCCTCGACCTCGAACAAACCCTCCAAAAGGCTTTTGACTTCGCTGGCGCTTACCTCGGCATCGAACCCCCTGAAGTCAGCATCAGCCGCGATTTCGACATCGACCGCCTGATCGGTCAAGATGTCACCGCCATCACAGCCCTCTTCGACAAAGGCGTCATCACCCTCGAAGAAGTCCGCGCCATCCTGACCCAAGGCGAAATCCTCCCTTCGATGGAACTCGGCAGCCTCCCCAGCAAAGAACCCGGCGAAGTCGAAGACGAATCCAAAACGGAAGAATCCCCCGGCGAAGAAAACGACGAACAAGAACTGACCCCAGACCGCATGGAGCAGCTCCTCAACGCGCTGCTTCAGTAAGCGATGGCCACCAAGCAGGAATACCTGACGCTTGCCCAGGTCACCGCACTGGTCAAGCTGGCGCGTGACGTCAAACAATTCCAGAGCCTGCTTTCCGGCGACGGTCCCCCAACCACCGAAGGCCGCACCGGCGACTGGTACATCAACACCCGCACCACCGAGCTTTACGGCCCCAAATCCTCCACCGGCTGGAACGACAGCCCCCTGGCACTAGCCGGCCGAGCCCGCAACTCCGAACTACTAATCAACGGCAACTTAAGCACCGAAACCGCCAACAACGGAGGCGGCGGTGGAGGAGGCGAAGGCGGCGCCACCATCGCCATCGGCACCGTCACAACTGGCGACGCTGGCACTTCCGCCACAGTCACCAACGTCGGCACATCCAGTGCCGCCATCCTGAACTTCGTCATCCCTCGCGGCTCCACCGGCCAGACCGGCCCCGCCGGCTCAACAGGCGCTACCGGAGCCACGGGAGCCACCGGAGCCACAGGCCCCGCCGGCCCGACTGGAGCGACTGGTCCCCAAGGTCCCCAGGGTGAAACCGGCCCTCAAGGTCCACAAGGCACCACCGGCTCCCAAGGTGCAACCGGCCCTCAGGGCGAAACAGGTTTAACCGGCCCTACTGGCCCCAAGGGCGACAAAGGCGATAAGGGCGACACCGGCGAGCAAGGCCCTCAAGGTCTCACTGGCGCCACCGGCCCCGCTGGTTCCAACGCCAGCGTCACCGCCGGCACCGGCATCACGGTCTCCAGCGGCGTCGTCTCCCTCGCCGCCTCCTTCTATACAACCAACCAATACATCCAAGCCCCCACCGGCACCACCGAACAGCGCCCTGGAACACCCGCCACCGGCATGATTCGCTTCAACACAACTGCCGGCTGCTTCGAGGGCTACACCGGCAGCGCCTGGGTAAATCTCTCGCCCGCCACCGTCGACGACGTTGGGGCGACCATTTAATTCTTTTGTTGTAGACTACAAAAGTAGTTGATACTTTTAGCAGTGAAAACACTTGCTGAAGTCATCCAACCCGACGGTTCCACTCGCTGGGAGATGGTCGAACTGGATGAAGCGGCACAGGCTAAGCCGGAACCGCCCGCCGAAGACAAGCCAAAGCGCACGCGCAAAGCCAGCGCCGAGCCAGCTTCTTACGAAGCCCCCGAAACCACCGAAACCCCAGAGTTCTAATTCATGGAAGAGCAAGTCATCCAGGAAACGCCCGTGGCGTCTCCTACCCAGCCCGTGGCTGGAACCGACGCTCCACAACTTGATTTCCGAGCCGAGTATGAGGCTCAAATCAACGCCCTAAAAAACCAAGCCGTCGAAGCCGAGGAACGTTTCCAAGGCATCAAAACCAAACTGGACGAGGTCTACAAAAAACAGGACGAACAGCGTAAAAAGACGCTGGAAGACCAAGGCCAGTGGAAAGACCTCTGGGAAGAGGCAAACCGCACCGCACAGGAAAAGGACCAACAAATCCTCGACCTGCAAAAACAGCTGGAGGACTTGCGCCAGTCCAACGAAAACGCCGCCATTCGTACACGCGCAATGGCCGCAATCAGCCAAGCCGGCGCTATTAACGCCGAGCAAATGCTGCAACTGGTGCAGAACAACCTTCGCAAAAACGATTCAGGCGCCGTCGTCGTGCTCAACGGCGGTGTAGAGCAGGATCTCACGACCTATCTAGCCACCCTGAAAGCCCCTGGTTCGGGCTACGAGCACCACTTCAAACCCAGCTCCGCCGCTGGAATGGGCGCCAAACCCGTTCCCGTCGGAGTTGCCTCGACTGGAGTAGCAAACCCCTGGAAAGAAGGTTCAATCAACCTTACCCAGCAGATGCTAATTTCTAGTCAAGACCCTGATCTCGCAGCTGTGCTGAAGAGAGAAGCAGGACTCTAAATTGCGTCTGTGGCGCTTCACCTAGTCCGTGACTAGGACCCCGCAAACCCCCAACCCTGGTACTAAGAAATGGCCGCACCATTTCAGAACTATTCCGGCGGTGTCCTTCTTGCGGACATCGTCAAGCGCAATAACCTCAGCACCTATGTGTCTGAGGCCATCAAAGAGCGCAGCCTCTTCCTGAAGAGCGGCGCTGTGGTTCGCAACAGCCTGCTGGATGCCCGCGAAGGCGGCACCCGCATCCAAGTCCCCGAATTCAACCCCGTGTCTCCTACCGAGGAGATCATGAACGGGACGGCCACCTGGGGCACCAGCAACGCCGGTTATCTGACCCCTCAGAAGATCGGCACCGCCACCCAGATCGCCACCATCTGCCACCGTGGTTTCGCGTATGCAGTGGACGACGTCGCAATGCTTGCGGCTGGTGAAGACCCCATGCTTCACATCCGTAACCAGCTGGCCGACGCCATCAACAAACTGAGCAGCCAGCGTCTGTTCAGCCACCTCTATGGCCTGTTTGGTGCCTCCGACACCAACAACGGTCCTCTGGGCGCCAACGGCATGTATAAGGGCAAGGGCACCGCTTCTGGTGCTACCGAAGCCAACTTCCTGACCGGCGCCACCATCGCTGAAGCCCGCGCCAAGCTGGGCGAGCGCGGCGATGAGCTGGACACCTTGGTTGTTCACCCCTCCGTGGGTTACTACCTGTATCAGGTGGGTCTGCTGACCTTCTCCACCTCGGCTCTGGCTGCTGCCGGTTCCGTGGTGTGGGGCGGTGGCGGTGTGGGCATCGGTGCCCGCAGCATCGGCGAATTCGCCGGCTGCCGCGTGATCATCGACCCCTTGGTCAACACCGTTGCCCCTGGCGACGCTGGCGACCAGCGTGAGTTCAACTGCTACCTCACCAAGTCCGGCACCATCCTGGAAGGTGTGCAGCAGGATCTCCGCATCGAAGCCGACCGCAACATCCTGTCCAAGCAGGACGTGCTCTCGGTGGATTACCACAGCGCCTACCACGTGATGGGCACCAAGTGGATCTCCGCTTCCGACAACCCGACCAACGCCCAGCTGTACGACAAGGACAACTGGCAGGCCACCTACGACATCGACCTCATCCCCCTGGTGCGGATCGTTGTCAACAGCCCCCTCGACACCTCCACCATCTGATAATCAGACCGTGGACGACTCAAGCCTCACCTTCGGGTGGGGCTTTTTCATTGCCGCTACACTGCAATAAAGAATGAACAGTTGCTGTGGCCGCGACAATTAACGCCACCTTGAGTAGCGCCACGGCCAACAGCTACGTCACGCTGGCCGACGCCAACTCGTACTTCGAAACGGTCCCCGACTCCGCCACCTGGACCAACAAGACCGACGACCAGAAAAACCGCGCCCTCATTTCCGCCACTCGCTGGATCGACAGCCTCAACTACCTGGGCGATCGCTGCGACGAAGACCAAGCCCTCAAATGGCCCCGCAACAACTACGACGTTGACGGCGTCGAGCTGGAGTGCTCCCTAATCCCCGCCCAAATCAAGTACGCCGCCTACGAGCTGGCACGCGCCCTCGCCAATGACACCGGCGCCATCACCGATAGCACTGGCACCACCGGCCTCTACGACGAAGTCAAACTGGGCGACCTCCAAGTCAAATACAGCAAAACCAGCCAAGCCGTCGGCACCATCAACAACGTCTTTGATGTTTACCCCTGGCTGCAGACCTACCTTGGCCCCTACTGCCTAGGCGGCTCGGGCTCCTTCCAACTCCGCGTCTACAGAGGCTGAAATGGCTGGCGCACTCGACTCCCTGTTCAAGTCCGTCGCCAAAGACGTCGTCGCCGAGCTTGGCACGTCCCTCGACACCACCATCACTTACACCCGCAAAGCCACCCCCACCTACAACACCAGCACTGGCGCACTAACCACAACCAACACCACCTACTCCAACATCAAAGTTCCAATCGAATTTGTGGTCTCCGAGGAAGAGGAAGGCCGTGAACAACGCCAAGCCAAGCTCTACATAACCCCCGACCTAATCGGCAACAACCAGCCAACCCTCGGCGATGAAGTCAGCTTCACCTACGCCGGCTCCAGCCGCACCGCCCAGATCACCGACATCCGCACCTACCGCGGCGGCCAAACCTACCTCTTCATCCTGCTGGTGCGCTTCTAATGGCACGACGCGGCCTGCGGGACATCTTGCCCGACCTCAACAAAAAACTCAGCGCCGACTACAACACCTTCATCCAACTGGCACTTGAAGGTCTCGCTAGCAAGGACCACAGCCCTGTCTACACGGGCTTTTTCGCCTCCAGCTGGAAGGCATCAACCCAACGCACCAAACCAACAGACCGCGTCGAAGACTTCGAGCCCTGGGCACAGCTCAAGAAACGCCGCGACAAAGGCGACACAAGCGCCTACAAAATATCGCCACGTTTTGCCGTCCCTTCTTTTCGCTACACCGACAAAGTATTTATCGGCAACAGCACGAAGTACGCCGCCTACGCCCTGGAAAACCCGAAAGTAGCCACTTTTGTACAGAGCCAACTTCGGCCTTTGCTGGAATCCACCTTTAACGAAAAACGCGCTCCTCAAGTCCTCGTTGGAACGACTCGCGGCACAGGCGGCTTGGGCTTCTTGGGCGGACGCGATTATGTTTCTTACGAGAGGATCTAACCGATGGCACTTGTAAGCACCCGCGCTGCATTTGAAAAAGCCGTCACCGACGCCGTGGCCGCCGTCGATCCCACGGTGACCATGGTGTACGACAACGTCCCCTACACCACACCCAGCAAAACCACCAAGTACGTGGCGATGACGGTGAACTTCACCCAAGCCACCATGCAAAACATGGGCGCCGCTTCCGACTTCTATAGCGGCGTCGTCCAGTGCAACGTCTACGTCCCCAAGAACGCTGGAACGTCCACCCTCTCATCCCTGTGCGAAGCGGTGATTGACGGCCTCACCTCCGTCAATGCCTCGGGCTACACCGACACCTTTACCTGCAAGCCCAAAGTCCGGGATATCACAGGCCCAACACCGTTGGACATTGAGGACCGCTCACACTTTGTGGGAATTATCTCTTGCCAATTCACGGCAAACGCCTAGTGTATTATTGAACAACCTGCACTTGCTCCATGCGAGCCGTTGAACTGCTCCGCAACAAATTCGGAGTCAGCCAGCTTTACAAGCACGAAGTCAAATCCGGCGACGAGACCCTGCTGGAGATCTACTGGCACCCGCTGACCATCGCCGAGCGCGAGTCCATCCAGAAAAAGTCCGGCACCGATGACGCCGGCGACTTCGCGCTGAGTCTGATGATCGAAAAAGCCCTCGACAAAGACGGCAAGCGCCTGTTCCAAGACGGCGACCGCGCCGCCCTCCGCCGCGAAGTCGAAGCCAGCATCCTCCAGGACATCCAACTGGCAATGCTGACCTCCGGCGCTGAAACCAAGGTGGAGGAAGCGAAAGCCGCCCTAAAAAGCTAATAAAGACTGGCTCTTCATCTTTTTCATAGCAAAGGAGCTGGGCATGACAGTCCGCCAGCTAACTCAGGAATTAACCACTGAGGAGCTGACGGGCTGGGCAGCCTTTTACGAGCTTAAAAGCGATGAAGAAGAAAAGGCCATGAACAGCGCCAAAACCGGCAAAGCTGTTCAAGCCATGAGCAGGCGTTAGACTTTCTTGAGAACTTCTGCGCCGCGCCGTGGCTAATTACAGCGTAGATATTGAAGTTGCGCTTAAAGGTGTAGACAAACTGCGCGACTTTGACCGTATTATTACAAATAGTGTAAACGAATTAAATAAACTTGAAAAGGCTCTAAAAAGCGTAAAACAACAGAATCCTTACGATGTTTCAGGCGCTAGAAGAGTAACGGAACTAGATAAATTACGTCTAAACATTATTAAAGAAACAAACCGCGCTTTAAGTGAGCAAGAACGCATCCAGAGAGGCATAAATAGTGAAATTGCTCGGCAAAATCTTGCCGTGCAAGTGCAGGCACGCAGAGCAGCTTCCCCTGGAGTGCAGCGTCGCACGATTGCTGGTATCGCCTACCCAGAAGGCGCCGGCCCAGGAATGGGACCTGGGGCACAGCGGAATATCGACTTGGCACGTATGCAGCGTGTCACCAATGCGCGTATCACGACTGCGTATCCGGGCCCCATTGGTCCAGGTCCCGCAAGTCCTGCAGCCTTACGTTCGCCAGTAGCCCGACGTATCCAAGAGGCTTTAGCTAGGCAGGCACTAATCGAAAATGCAGGCTTTGGCGTTCAAGGACCGGCAATGCCGCCGGCGCGGCCAAGTAGAAATTTTATCCCTCCGGGCTTGCGAGGACGGTTAGGCGGAGCAATCAGTGGAGGCGTTATCGGTGGCGCATTTCCGCTGCTATTTGGGCAAGGTGGCGCTGCAGCTACAGGTGGCGCGATTGGTGGTTTACTTGGTGGCCTAGCTGGTCCAGGCGGAAGTTTTGCCGGATCACTTGCGGGCACGTTGATTGGGAACATCGCGGGTCAGGGCCAACAAATTAAAGAACTGGCACAAGATATCGGTTTCTCTGCACAGCAGACAAAACTCTTGTCGAACGCATTTAAAGTTGCTAATACCGATGTAGAGAAATTTACAGGCGTTATCCAAAACATTCGGGGCCTGGGTCTTGATATTCAAGATCAAGGTCGCGCTATACAACTAGTCACCGAACTAACGAATAAGTACGGTGGTTCCTTTGAAAAGGTAGGTAACGCTATTACATCCGCCCTAGAAAGCGGCAAAGTAAGCCAAGCAACACTTAATCAACTAACGAGCCAAGGTATAAATGTTCAAGGCGCTTTAGCCACTAAGTACGGCGTAAGTCGAGATGCTGTACTGAAGATGGCCAAGGACGGCACTATATCCGTCCAAGATCTCGTAGACACGCTCGTCGATATGGGGAATAAAGGCGATGAAGCCGGCAAAAAGCCAAAATCTTCTATGGACGCTCTAAGTGAAAGCGTCCGTAACTTGCAGGATGCAACCACTAAATTAGCCTCTGCACTTGTTACAACTTTCGGTCCGGCATTTAAATGGCTGACTGACAGAGTAACAGACTTCATTAACGCCGTCTCTCGCGCAATTTCTCGACTGGGCGATCTCATGAGAGGAGGTCGAATGACTCAAGCCACGATTCTTGCTGAACGTGCAGCAGAAACAGCAACAAATAAAAAATTCGGTGTTCTATCTAGAAGTGGTATACCCGGTCTCAATAAAGCTGGGGCACAAGCTTTTTACGAAGCTACAAAACAGTCAGAACTAAAAAGACTTGTACCCGGAGCTTTTGCACCGCCAGAAACACCTGTACCACTAGAATCGTTTACCGCACCTAGCCAAGCACCAGCTGCAGGCGGTGGCGCAGGCTCGACTGCAGCCGAGAATAAAGCCAAAAGAGAGATTGAACGGGTTAAAGAAGTAATCCGTGCCCAAAGTTTAGTTACCCTTGAAAATCAGCGTCAACTTATATTTAAAGACGCCATTTTTAAAGCTGAACTAGCTAACGATCCGATACTTGCACGTCGTCTACAAGGAGAGCAACAATTACTTGAGTGGGGCATCGAAACTGCCAACTTACTTGAAAAAGAGAAAAACTCTAATGCCCAACTAGCCATTGCTAAAGCTCAACAAGCAAAACAAGCTGTAATTATACAAGAAACAGAGCAAGCTTTGCTACAGCTAGATATGCAGCGTAAAGCAACTGGCTATGAGTTACAAACTCAATTACAGCAAGAAGCTTATATTTTGCAGCAAACTTTAATTGGTAAAGGTGAGGAAGCGCGCTTAGAAGTTGAAATAGCTAACGCAATACAGGGTAAAGATGCAGCTCAAACAGCGAGTATCGCTACCCAAATGCGTAAAAATGCCGAACTTACCAAGGAAGTAGAAGCGCAGCAAAGACTTCATGGTTTAGTAAATGATGTCGGCAATACAACAATGCGCGTGTTTCAGGATCTTATTTTTGTTACTAATAGCTGGCAAGAAAGCCTTGCCGGAGCCCTCAACATGATGGCCATGACGCTGGTGCGTTTTGGTCTAACTTCCTTAGCAGATATGGGAGATCCCAAAGGTCAAGGGGTAGGTCTCCTCAGCATCCTTACGGGCCGCTTTGGTAAGCGTGCAGCTGGGGGTCCAGTCTCTGCTGGTTCGCCCTATCTCGTCGGCGAGCGTGGCCCCGAACTGTTCATGCCGCGCACCAGCGGCAGTATCTACCCCAACGACGCCCTCGGCATGGGCGGCGCTAATGTAGTAGTGAACGTCGACGCCAGCGGCTCCAGCGTGCAAGGTAGCGGACCCGATGCTGCTGCCCTGGGACGTGTTGTTGGAGCTGCACTGCAGGCAGAATTGATTAAACAAAAGCGTCCAGGAGGCTTGCTGGCGTAATGGCAACATTCCCCGCGATCACACCCGCATATGGCGCTCAAAAAAGCAGCCAGCCCAACGTCCGCACGGTCCAATACGGAGATGGTTACAGCCAACGGTTGCGTTATGGCTTGAATCAAGATGCAAAGCGATGGGATTTGACTTGGCAAAACATCACCGAAACCAACGCCGACACCATCGAAACCTTCCTTGAAGCCCGCGCTGGCGCCGAGTCTTTCGACTGGACCACGCCAGAAGGCAGCACCGGCAAGTGGATTTGCCCGCAGTGGAACAAAACAATCCCCTACGTCAACCGCGCCACGATCACTGCCACCTTCATCCAAGTGTTTGAGCCATGACCTCAAGCGTCTTTGAAGACCTCATCAGCAGTTCGCCCTACGCGATTATCGAGCTGTTTGAAATTGAACTGCGCCAAGACCTGCACGGCAGCGACGAAATTTACCGCTTTCACAACGGCGTTAACCAAACCATTGCTGCTGGTGACGTGGTGTGGAAAGGCAACAGCTACTACGCCCTGCCTATTGAAGCCGAGGGATTTGAGTACAACGGCAACGGTCAACTGCCACGCCCCAAGATCCGCGTTGCCAACCTCCTCGGCAGCATCTCGGCCATCCTCATCAACATCAACGACGAGACCTTCGGCAATGACCTGACTGGCGCGAAGGTGACACGCATCCGCACCCTGAGCCGGTTTTTGGATGCCGTCAACTTCCCCGGTGGCGTCAACCCCTACGGCACTCCATCCGATATTGAGTTTCCCAAGGAGGTGTATTACGTCGATCGCAAGACGGTTGAAAACCGCGACGTGGTGGAGTTTGAACTGGCCGCTGCGTTTGACCTTGCTGGTGTTCGTGCCCCCAAGCGCCAGTGCATCGCCAACCTGTGCCAGTGGGTCTACCGCAGTGCCGAGTGCGGCTACACGGGCACCAACTACTTCGACGAAAACGACACCCCGCTCAATAGCGTGCCCGCCACCAACTGGCCCAGCGGCTCCAACACGCTGAGTCCTGGCACCACCACCTTTGTGCTTGAGACGCAACTGGTCAGCAGCAATCAGTGGTTTCGCTGGCGCATCGGCTCACGAGGCAACGTATTTGTGCAGGACAAAGCCGGCAACGTTGTGTGGAGCGCCAACACCCAAGACATTGGCGGCTACCGCTTGGAGATGGAAGCCAACGGCAACCTGCGCCTGCTGACCACTGCTGGTGTATCGGTGTGGCGCACGGGCACTGCTTTCCTTGGAACACCTGTCACCGTCACCTACCAAAACTGGGAGCCAACCGACATCCGTGCAGGTCGCAACGGCTCGTTCTTCCACGAAGTCCTAGGCAACGCCGATAGTTATGCCGTCGGCACCACCCGCACCGTCAACTACACCTTCACCTACGAAGGCAAGACGATGACGCTGCAGCTTGCAGCAACTTGCGAGTTGATCCCTGCCGAGGAGGCATCGTTGTACCCCTCTGCCACCAACCGCTGGCGTCAAACCAGTGGCTCTGGAGCTACTGCAACCGTGATCTCCTCCACTGGCCTGTGGAAGCAGGACACCGTATTTAAGGCAACGGTTACCACTGCCCTAAACAACCCATTCCGTTCACCCGTTGGCTACGGCACGCTTGAAACGGTTTCGGCGGTTTATACCATCGCCTCTGTGACTGGCACGGCCAACCGCGCTGTAATCGAAAACAACGGCAACCTTCGCCTATTGAACTCCAGCGATGCCGTGATTTGGGAAACAGGCATCAACAACACCACTGAGCCTCGCGTCATTTCCGGCACCGGCGACCCGCTAAACGATGTATGCGGCAAACGGCTCAGCAGTTGCAAGGTGCGCTTCGGTGAAAACGCGGAGCTGCCCTTCGGCTCATTCCCAGGCGTTGGAGCTTCCTACTAATGAAAAGCTGGCAGAAGGCAGCAGTTGAGCACGCATTGGCCGAAGCGCCACGGGAAGCCTGCGGCTTGGTGGTTGTGATCAAAGGACGCGAACGGTACTGGCCATGCCAAAACCTTGCCCCCACCGCCGACGACTTCTTCCTGCTGGATCCCGCCGACTACGCCGATGCCGAGGACGCCGGTGAGGTGGTTGCTGTCTTCCATAGCCACCCGAAAACACCCGCCACCCCCAGTGACGCCGATCGCCTCGGGTGCACCAAATCCGGCCTGCGCTGGTACATCGTCAACCCCGGCACGCTGGCATGGTGCGAGATCGCCCCAAGCGACTACAAGGCACCGTTAATCGGGCGGCAGTGGGTCTGGAGCATCAGCGATTGCTGGACACTGGTCCGCGACTGGTACGCCGAAACCTGGGGTCTAGAACTGCCTGACTGGGAGCGCCCGCTTGACATGGACGGCTTCACCACCAACCCGATGTTCGATGGTTGCTGGAAGGAGGCAGGTTTTGTTGAGGTGCCGCTGGAAACGATGCAGGTCGGAGACGCCATCTTGATGTCGTTGGATGGATCGTCCGGCTTGAATCACGTCGCGGTGTACGTGGGTGAGCAGCAAATTCTTCACCACATTCGCGGACGGCTTAGTTCCCGCGACATCTACGGCGGCTACTATCAAAAGCAGACGGGGCGAGTGCTCCGCCACTCCAGTAGGTGCCGCTGATGAGGGTCATCAAGGTCTACGGCAGCCTGGCTAAATTCCTCGGCCACCGCAGCTTCAAAGCAGCAGTCAGCACCCCTGCGGAGGCAATTCGTTTCCTGCTGGCCAACTTCCCAAAGCTGGAAGGGCACATGGCGCAGCACCATTACAAGGTGACAACTGGACGCCTGCAGCTTGCGATTGCCGACCATCCGGAAGTGCTGGGTTATCCCGTTGCCGAAAGCGAGCCGATCCGCATCATCCCTGTTGTCGCTGGTGCAGGTAGCGGTTTCGGTCAGATTGCGGCTGGTATTGGTCTTGTGGCGCTAGCGATCTTGGCCGGACCTGCCGCTGGAGGTTTTCTCGGCGTTGGTTTTGGTGGAGCAGCCGGATCTGCATTGTTGGGAGGTGCTGCAGCTCAAGCTATAGGCGCTGTCGGTTTATCACTGGCGCTGGCAGGTACCGCTCAACTATTAACACCAACAGCACAAACATCAGCCGTAACAAGTGGCACCGATAGTTTCAACGATCCACGCAAGTCCTATAGCTTCAGCGGCATCCAAAACGTAAGCCGTCAAGGTGTACCTGTACCGATTGTTTACGGCGAGACGATTGTTGGCTCAGTCGTCATTTCGTCCGGCATTAACACCGAGGAGATTGCAGCGTGATGAGCGACCGTCAGATTGCTGGTTCTGGTGGCGGTCAGCCTTCTTACTCGGCGCCTTCGCCGCCCAGCGTTCAACGTGACAACCTCGAATCTAAGCAATACGCCCGCATCGTCGATCTAATTAGCGAGGGCGAAATTGAAGGCTTCCCATCCGCTCGCGCTTATACCCGTGGCACGGATTCCTACAACCGCGCTCTCCTCAAGGACATTTACATCGAAGAAACACCACTGGTGCGAGCCGGTGCTGATGCAAGCCAGCCATACCAGGACGCAGATTTCAACTTCAAAGGCATCGCAATCAATCCGCGTTACGGCACGCAAAACCAGACCTACCTGACAGAGACTGGTACATCAACACAAGAAGAAAGCGGCGTTAATGTCAAAGTCCTTCAAGCCTCGCCCGTTACTCGCAGTATTACTGATGTCAACGTCAACGCCGTTCGCGTAACAATATCGGTTCCGCAACTGCAAAAGATCTTCAACGACGGTGGCATTGAAGGCACACAAATTGATCTTGAAGTCCGCCTCTCCTACAACGGCGGTCCCTACACCACAGTTCTAACTGACACCATCAAAGGTCGCACCACAGACCTATATCAACGCAAATACAAGATCGACTTCACGCAAGCGCCGCCTGTTGATGTGCGCGTGGTGCGTATCAATGCAGATCCCGCTGTCTCTGGCAATTACACAATCCTGAGTGACTTTTACTGGGCCAGTTACACCGAACTGATCTATGCAAAGACCGCCTACCCCAACAGCGCCGTCGTTGGCATCCTCGCTGACGCCGAACAATTCAGCAGCTTTCCGCAGCGTTCCTATCGCATCCGTGGCATCAAAATTGCCCTTCCCAGTAACGCCACCGTCGATGCAACCAATGGCCGGCTGATTTACAGCGGTGTCTTCGACGGCACCTTCCAAAGCGCCAAGTGGTGCAGCGACCCGGCATGGATCCTGTGGGATCTCCTTACATCGACCCGCTACGGATTCGGCGATTACATTGCCGCCGCCAGCTTGGACAAATTTGCGTTCTATGCGGCCAGTGTTTATTGCAACGAGCTGGTGCCAAATGGTTTCGGTGGCACTGAACCCCGCTTCTCCTGCAACGTCAGCATCCAGACCCAAGAGGAGGCATACAAACTCATCAACGATCTGTGCTCAGTTTTCCGCGCCCAACCGTTCTGGAGCACCGGCAGCCTGACGATTGCGCAGGATCGCCCCACTGACCCCACCTTCGTCTTCAACCAAGGCAACGTCACCCCCGAGGGTTTCACCTACAGCAGCAGCAGCCTCAAAACGCGCCACACCGTTGCCGTTGTCAGCTACTTGGATCTCGAAACCCGCGAGACCGCCTACGAGATGGTGGAAGACACCGACGCCATGCGGAAATACGGCGTCAACAAAGTCGAGATTGCTGCCTTTGCCTGCACCAGTCGTGCTCAGGCCCGCCGCGTTGGCGAGTGGCTGCTGTATTCAGAGCAACGGCAAGGCGAGGTCATCAGCTTCGCTACGGGCATTGCCGAAGGCACCCAAGTCCGTCCCGGTCAGATTGTGCAGGTGGCTGATCCTGTCAAGGCAGGCCGCTTCCGCGCTGGACGCATCACAGGCGGCACCGCACTGGCAGTCACGCTGGATCGCTCAGCAGAAGACATGTTCGCTGACGGTATGCCCGCCACCATGGATTTCAGCGTGGTCTTACCTACTGGTGTCAGTCAAACCATAACCGGCATCAACGGCACCGCGCTAAACGGCAGCACCCTGACCCTGCCGTCATCTTTGGATCTGGTGCCCACTGTCGGCTCCACTTGGGCGATCTCCACCAGCAGCGTCAATACCCAGCTCTACCAAGTGCTCACGGTGCAGGAGCAGGAAGGCGGCCAGACCTTTGCCATCACCGCACTGCTGCATGAAACCGGCAAATACGACTACATCGAACGCGATATTCCACTGGTGGCGCGGGACATCAGTGAACTGGATGTAGCACCCGCAACACCGCAGGGCCTTGGCGCCACCGAACTGCTGTACGAATCCAACGGCCAGGTGCTCTCCAAGTTGATCGTGAGCTGGCAGCCGGTTGAAAATGCACCGCGTTACATCTTCCGCTACCGCTACAACAGCGGCAACTGGACCACCCTGACCACCCGCTCACCTGACTACGAAATCCTTAACAGCGAGGTCGGCCTCTACGACTTTGAGCTGCAGGCCGAAAGCAGCGGTTTCAAGCGCTCTGGTACGGCAACAGCCAGCTTCAACGCCCTTGGCAAGACCGCACCACCGGCCAGCATCCCGGACCTGTTCATCGCACCGATTGACGACCACAACGCAGAGTTGCATTGGCCGCAAGCGGTTGACCTTGACGTTCGCATCGGCGGGCAGGTCCGCATCCGCTACACCCCGAACATCGGCGTCAACGCCACCTGGGGCCGCGCCAACGACATCGTTCCTGCGGTCAACGGCAGCAGCACCCGCAAAATTGTCCCGCTGCTGGAGGGCACCTACCTCATCCGCGCTGTCGATAGCACCGGCAACGAATCTGCCGACGTGGCAACCGTGGTGGTGGACCTGCCCGCCCCGCAGGACATTTACCTGATCGAGGAATACCGCGAGGACGACGACGCCCCGCCATTCCAAGGCACCGCCACCGATATGTTCTATAGCGCCGATGAAGGCGGCCTAGTCCTAACCTCCACCGGCTTGATCGACGACATCCCGGACTGGGACGCCATCAGCAGCGTTGATTTCTATGGCGCCACCAGCACCAGCGGCAGTTACCAGTTCCTGAACACGCTGGACCTCAGCAACGTCTACGACATTGACCTGCGGGCAATCCTGCTGACCCGCGCCTTCCAGCCTGGTGATGCTTGGGACGAGCGTACCGAACTGATCGACGAGTGGGACGACATCGACGGCGACGACCTCAGCGCAGTCAACGCCGAGCTCTACGTGCGAACAACCAACGACAACCCCAGCGGCACTCCGACCTGGAACGATTGGCAGCCGTTCGTCAATGGCACCACCCGTGGCCGAGCCTTCCAGTTCCGCGTTGATGCCACCAGCAACAACCCCGCGCAGAACATCCTGATCGACGAACTCGGTGTTGTTACACAATTCCAAAGGCGGACGGAAACCCAGCGCAACCTCAGCAGTGGTGCTGCCGCTTACACCGTCACCTTCCCAACTGCGTTTTATGCTGCCCCAAGCATTGGCATCACAGCGCAAGATATGGCCACCGGCGACTTCTTCACACTGTCAAGTATTAGTCGCACCGGATTTACGGTGACCTTCAGAAACAGTGGGGGTAGCATGGTGAGTAAGACCTTTGACTACCAAGCCGTTGGCCACGGCAGGCAGATTACCTAATGGCACAGGCAACTGACTATTCGCTAGCCAACCAGTCGGGCGCAAACTTCCGCTCGGAGCTGAACACGATCCTTGCGGCGATCGTCAGCCAGAACAGCGGCTCGACCGCCCCGACCACCACCTACGCCTTCCAGTTCTGGATCGACACCGGCGTCAGTCCGGCTCTGCTCAAGATCCGCAACGCCGCCAACAGCGCCTTTATCACGGTGGGCGATGTTACCGCCACCAACCTTGGCCTGCTGACCAGCACCAGCGCCGCGAGCACCTACCTCGCCTTGGCTGGTGGCACGGTTACCGGCGCACTGGAGATCGGCACGGCTGGCTCGCTGGTGTTTGAGGGCAGCACCGCTGACGGCTTTGAGACCACGCTGGCGGTGACCGACCCAACGGCTGACCAGACCGTCACGCTGCAGAACGCCACCTACACCGTGGCTGGCACGAACATCAATCAGAACTTCACCGTTGCCCAGCGCGGCACGATCACGGCACTGACCGATGGGACGACCATAACCCCCGATTTCTCAGCAGCAAACTTCTACTCACTAACCATCGGTGGGAACAGAACACTTGCCAACCCAACGAACCTGACGGCGGGGCAAAGCGGGGTGATCGTGATTACGCAGGACGGCACGGGTGGCCGGACCTTGGCGTTTGGCAACTACTGGAAATTCCCGGGAGGTACGGCACCGACGCTTACGACGACCGCCAATGCTGTTGATGTACTGGCGCTGTATGTCGAATCCGCCACCCGCATTTCCGCCCGCCTGATCTCGGACCTCAAATGAGCGTTATCAATAACGGCATCCTGCTTGGCGCTGGCGCTGACGCTGCGGTGGGTTACCAGATCTCCAGAAGCCTCAGGTTCAACTCCGCCGATTCGGCCTACCTCAACCGCACTCCCGGGTCTGCTGGCGACCGAAACAAGTGGACCTTTTCGTGCTGGGTCAAGCTTGGAGCAGGTCTTGCTAATAACATTTTTTCTGTTTTTACAGCCAATAGTGGAAACACCGGTCTCATAATTCGCAGCGGCTCAGTGGGAAGTCCTTATCAGATTGAATTTTTTACTCAGTCTGGCGCAACTGTTCCTCTTGATTTAATCACAACCAGAGTATTTAGAGACTATGGAGCATGGTTTCATCTCTTATTTTATTTTGATCTTGCAAATTCCACTCAAGCCGATCGAGCACAAATCTACATCAACGGAGTTCGCGAAACAAATTTTTCCACTAATACTAATACGATAAGCACATCCTCTGTTGGCCGCGACATTAACAATACGTCCGAGCACAGAATAGGCGCGGGCAATGGCTATGCAGACGGCTACCTAGCCGACGTACACTTCTGCGACGGATACGCCTACGACCCCAGCTATTTCACCGAAACCGACGCCATTACCGGCCAGCTCATACCCAAGGCTTTCACCGGCAGCTACGGCACCAACGGCTTCAGGCTGCCCTTCTCGGATAACTCGGGCACGACGGCCGCGACCCTTGGCAAAGACAGCGCAGGCAGCAACAACTGGACGCCAAACAATTTCTCAGTGGCATCTGGTGCGGGCAACGATTCGCTCGTTGATTCACCCACCGGCTATGGCACGGACACTGGTGCGGGGGGTGAGGTAAGGGGGAATTACTGCACTTGGAACCCGCTAGATAACGCTGGCACGCTGGCAAACGGGAATCTTGATTTCAGTCAAAGTTCCGCAGCTTTTAGAAATGTTCGCTCTACTTTTGCCATCTCATCTGGCAAATGGTATTGGGAAGGTACTGTATCCACGCTTGGTGGCGCAGCGTACATCGGTATAGGCACCGCAGCGGCAAGCCTGACCAGCAACATTGGTGATTCAAACACTTTCGGATACGTCAACGACGGCAAAAAACAATCTGGCAATACGGCCGCCGTTACTTATGGCGCAAGTTACACAACCGGCGATGTCATCGGAGTCGCATTTGATGCGGACAATGGCACTCTGACGTTTTACAAAAACGGAACCAGTCAGGGGCAGGCGTATTCAGGTTTAACGTCTGGACCTTATTTCTTTATGGTCACAGGTTATAACGGAACACTTTGGGCCGCTAACTTTGGCGCTAGGGCGTTCTCCTCAACCGCCCCCTCCGGCTACAAAGCACTGTGCTCGCATAATCTCCCAGAGCCGACCATCCTCCAAGGCAATACCGCGATGGATGTGGCGCTCTACACCGGCAACGGCAGCACGCAGACGATCACGCTGACGGGTGGAATGAGCCCCGATCTGGTGTGGATTAAAGGTCGTAGTGTCGCTTATGGTCACCGTTTGCTGGATATTGTACGAGGCGCAACAAACGCTCTAGCTTCGTCCTCAACTGCTGCTGAGTTTGTTGAATCTAATGGTGTAACAGCATTTAATGCTACTGGATTTAGCTTGGGTAGCGATGTTGTTTACAATGAAAATGCGAGTACATTCGTCGCCTGGGCCTGGGACGCCGGCAGCTCCACCGTCACGAACACCAGCGGCAGCATCAGCAGCCAAGTCAGGGCATCGGCCACCAATGGCTGCAGTGTGGTCACCTATACGGGTACGGGATCGAACGCCACGGTGGGTCATGGCCTTGGCGTGGCACCGAGCCTGATAATCGGCAAAGCTCGCAGCTTCACACAGGTCTGGGTGGCTGGTCATACTTCCATTGGTTGGGGCAATTATCTGCTCTTAAACGCCACAGATGCCTCCACTTCGAGCGCCAACGTATGGAATAATACAGCTCCTACTTCCACAGTATTTAGTCTTGGAACTGGTACCGGCTTGAATACATCAAGCGCTACCTACGTCGCCTACTGCTTCGCCCCTGTGGCTGGTTTTAGCGCCTTTGGAAGTTATACGGGCAACGGCAGCACGACCGACAATACGTTCGTCTTCACGGGGATGCGCCCCCGATTCGTCCTACTGAAGCGCAGTGACTCCACCGGCAACTGGGTAATTTGGGACGCAGTTCGCAACAGCTACAACGTGGCAAACAGCATTATTTTGCCAAACACCTCTGCTGCCGAATACAGCCCAGATGCCAAGATCGACATTCTGAGCAACGGATTCAAGGTTCGGGATAACAGCAGCGACTCAGGAACTAATGCGGCCACCTACATCTACGCCGCCTTCGCGGAGTCGCCCTTTAAGTATTCCCGCGCTCGCTAACCTTCATTTACGGACCTAGACCCATGCCCTACGCACTTCCTGATGGCCGCACCCTCCCGATGGACACCCCATGGGAGTACGAAAACATCAATTACCCCGCCAACTGGCTGCGTCTGAGCACTGAGCTGGACCGCGATCGCCTTGGCATCGTCTGGGTGCCCGACCCCGAACCGTACGATCAACGCTTCTACTGGGGCTATGACGCTGAAGGTCATCTGATCCCGAAGGATCACGCCCAACTCGTTGATCAGTGGGTGACCCAAACCCGCGCCACCGCCAACACCTTGCTGGCCCCCACCGACTGGATCATCATCCGCGAAGCTGACAACGGCAAAGCGGCTGACCCGGTGCTGAAGACCTGGCGGGAGGAGATTCGCCTGGCAACCGGCGCCAAGGTGACCGAAATCCGTGACACAGCCGATACGCCGGCGTTGGCGGCATACATTACTGGTGCTGATTACCCCGTCTGGCCAAGTGACCCATATAGCCCTGCTCCTGCTGGCGATGCTCCTGCTGATGGGGTGGGCGCTTTTAGCGATGGCGGGTTCACAGGGTCCCATGACGCCGGACTCGAATAATGGCCGTAAAGAGTAAGGTTGGCGCCAAGGTCGTTCAGCACCAGCCGGGCAAACCGAAACGCACATCTATCGGCCAAGGCCAACACTCTCGTCCACGCAATCGCAAAAAGCTCCGCGGGCAAGGCAAAGGCTAGTGGATGACCGCACAAAGCAGAACTGGGAAAAAGTCAAACTGGCACTAGAAGCCGCTGGTAAGACCGATTCCTTTTTCTACATTCGTGCGGTCGCTATCTTAAAAACCGGGCGCGACCCGGAAGACTCCCCAACGCCGAATAAGATATAAGTAGATCCACTGGTACCCGTGGCCGAAACCCCGTCTGACACTGGTTTTTGGCGGGGCGTCAAGCAAGAAGCCGCAGCCGGTCTACTGGTACTTCTTGCCGGCGGCGCCATCACCGGCATCGGCTATTTGGTGTACACAGTGCCATCCCAACTGGAGCGTGTCATCCAAAATCAAGAGCAGTTCAAAACCCGCGTTGGTGAACTGGAAGACACCGTAAAAGATCACGACGTTCGTATTATCAAACTGGAGCTGAGACGCTGATGTCTGTCATCCACACCACCGAATACGACGGCGGCTATTCCCTGGATCAACTCATCGGCGACTCCGGCGACATCTACTACCGCGCCTGCAAAGACAGCGTGTGCCGCTACGCCGAAGACCACTACATCGCCATGATGTATCTCGAAGGCATGGGCTGGGACCCTAAGCAACAAGACCCCCAGTAACCCAATAAATAATCTGATCCTCCCGCTCCTCCGTCCAAAACGGCTGGCGTCTGTACCACTCAATCCAATCCTCCGACGACTTAGCAATATTGCACGCAAAACAGCACGCCACCAAATTCTGCTGGTGCGTCAAACCCCCCTTCATTTTTGGGTGCACGTGATCCAGCGTTGCAGCACGCCCCAGGTCATCCCCGCAATACGCGCAGCAGTTATCCCAATCGCTCAGGATTGATTGCCTAAACCTTAACTTTGCCTCTTTTTTGTTTAAGTATTCGCCATCTTCGATGCGATGGTCCATACCCGGCAGTGGCTACCCGAACGGTAGCCGTAGAAACTATTACGTGCTCTGGCGCTCTTGTCTACTACAGCTAAACTTCAATGGAACTACTGATTTCTCATGGACGACAAGACCATTGCTGTCGTTGCCATCGTCGTTGCCGCCGGCAGCGAGATCATCGGCATGAGCAAGCTCAAATCCAATAGCTGGATCCAGCTGGTGCTCCAGGCGCTCCGCCTGACATTCCCCAAGCGTCGCTGACACTGAAGAGGGCCTTGTCATGGCAACCAACAAGATCCGCCTAGGCGATTTGTTCCGGTACTACAAGGCCCTCCCTCACCAGATGGCGGCCATCACCGAACTGGAACAACTCATCAACAAGGCCAATCCCAACATTCTCGGCCGCGACCAAGGCTGGTTCAAGACCTGGAGCGTGGCCGGCAAACAAACCAACTTCCCCAACACCTGGGAAGGCGTGCTCGAAGCCGCCCGCGTCGCCGGCGCCAAATTCCCCGAACTTGTTGCCGCCCAGTGGGCACTGGAATCCAGCTACGGCAAACTCGTTTCAGGCCGCAACAACTTCTTCGGCCTTAAGGGCTCGGGCAGCGACACCAAAACCCAAGAGTTCATCAACAACCAGTGGGTGACGATCACCGACAGCTTCATCGACTTCCCCGATTTACTGTCCTGCGTCATCTACCTCGTTGACCACTGGTACAAAGACTTCAAAACCTACAAAGGCTGCAACAACGCCAGCACCCGCGAAGAAGCCGCCCAATGGCTGGTGAAAGAGGGTTACGCAACTGATCCAAACTATGCCGGCAAGCTGATCGAGCTGATGACCCAGCACGCGGGAGCTAAACCTCTCGTCAAGCCGAAAGAAAAAATCCTAAAGGTTGCATACGAGTATCAGCTGGGACCCGACGACGGCGCCACCGGCTACCGGCAGTGCTTCAGCTCCAGCTGCGCGATGGTGGCCCGCTACTACGGCAAGATCTCGGGCGACTACGAGTACAACAAACTCCGCGCCCGCTTTGGCGACACCACCGACCCCAAAGCCCAAATCGCTGCCTTCAAAGCCCTGGGACTAACCGCCACCTTCGAGATGGACGGCACAGTCGAAGAGCTGGAGAACGAGATTAACAATGGCTACCCCACTCCAGTCGGCTGGCTCCACAAAGGCCCCGTAAGCAACCCATCCGGCACCGGCCACTGGAGTGTCGTCGTCGGCTTCACCCCAACCCACTTCATCCACAACGATCCCTACGGCGAGGCCAACCTCGTCAACGGTGGCTACGTCAGCCACAAGGGTGGAGCTGGCGTCGCCTACTCCCGCAAAAACTGGCTGCCTCGTTGGCTAATTGAGGGTGACGATACCGGCTGGTTCCTTAAAGTTCGCCCTAGGTGACCATGCGCCCCATCGAACACACCACCGAGTCCTGCTTCCACAAGGCCGCCACCGACCAGTGGCTGATCGACCGCTTCAACTCCGGCGATTACCGTGGCCTCCTCGAAGCCGCCCTCATCCTGAACACGCTCCACCAGCTGGAGCAAACAAAAGCCCGGTGGGCCATCCGCGAAGCCGCAGAAAACCTCACCGAGCAATTCGGCCTAGACCGCGACTCGGCCTAGTCGCCCTTCTCCAACTGCTCGATGTACTGCTGGTACAAGCCGGTGTACAGCGAATGGAGCGGATGATCGGAACTGTCCCGGCCATCTTGTACATATAACCTGTCCAGGAAACGAGTCCGCGCATCATCCACGCAAACCCGCGCCCAGGCTTCCGTCGCCCAATCAGCTGGTGTGCTCATTCTGCTTTTTCTCCACGAGTTTGAGTCGCCGGTTCCGTCCTTCCTTGGGACCGGCATGTGACCGCGCCAGCCTAGGCTTCGGCGCCGCCTCAGGCGGCACCTCCACCATGCAATTCGGGTAAAGATTCCTTGCCACCTGAATCGCGTGATTCAGCGACAACCCCTTCACCAGATCCCGCTTGGCACCCTTACCGGGCAACCAAATCGTTAGCTCGTACTGCCGAAGTTTTCCCTGCGCTGGCACTATTTCCATGACTTGGGGTAGTTGGGTTCTTCAATACTATGAACAGCAACAAAGCTGTCAGTGCGATCAGCAACAACCCGCGCCGCAGCGACAGCCTTTTCGTAGGTGACCCAGCTGGAGGCATCCTCCTTAGTCGCCGTAAAACCGATTCCATCCCCTGGT